TATCAAATTTATAAAGTTTTCCCGTTACCCATTCCGACTTCCAACCGCTTTCTTCCGTTTCGTCACTACGCTGATTTTCATGTTTATATTCAGTAAATTCTTTCATGTTTTCACCCCTTTTGATAATTATAGCATAAAGAAAAGACTATGTTACTTTGCATAGTCTAATCTATTGCGTTTTTGTTGTATGAACCATTCGAGTGCATAACGTTCTTGGTCGATGAAATGGTTATTTTTGTCAGGATATCTACTAATGAACTGCCCTTCCTTATTTAATTCATATTCGTAACCAATAAACTCTTTTGCAGCATTAGGCGTACGCTTTGGATCAATTATAATTTCATCCAATGATTGTAAATACTTCATTCCGAAAGCTACGCTGTCAGGGCCTTTCTTAGCTCCCATTGCAACAATGCCGTAATCTCTCATTTCTTCAATGGATTTTGGTTCTGAGCTATCAAATATGGTTGGTTCTCTACCTGCTAATTTTATTTTAATCTTTGCAGATAGTTGCTTATTACTTAATCTTGTTTCATATATTTCATCAAGTATCCACAGCCTATTATTATGTATATATGATTTACCCCATGCTGCGGGATCAACAGTAAAACCAAAATCACAGCCATAGTAAAACTTATCCATCCTACTAATTTCTTCATCCGTAATCGTTCTAATAGTTACATTATCAAACACATTGCCACCAGTGCCAGTGGCTTCTCCTAAATACTCATGCCTATACGCTAATTCCTTAGTTTCCTTTAAGTGCTCTGCTTCAATGAAAAACACTTCACCCAACCATTCCCTCGGAACATCCAAATACGTTGAGTGGTGGACTATTCTATCGCTATTAGGCACTAGTTTTTCTTCATTAACCCAATTGTTTTTACTCTTTGGTGGATTAAACGAATAAAATGCCCAAAACTTATCACCGCCACGCAATAATGATTGGTTGATACTTCTTATTTCTTCCATTCCATCAAATTGATCTAATTCCTCATACCACGTAATGGCAGGATAACCATTCTTAAATTTGAATGATTTTATTTTCATTTTATCGTCGCATCCCATGAATACTATTTTTTGTCCAGTCTTTATATATTCTATTTGTGGTGGTGAAACTGTTGCTTTAAATAAATGACTAATTTCAAGCTGATTAATTCCCCACATTATCTGATTATATGTTGAGTTTTTAATTGTATTAGCAACCTTACGTAATACCACTGCATTATAGTTTTTGTTCTGCATTAATAGCAATGGTATACATATAGATGCAAGAGATGATTTCGTGCTACCACGTCCACCCTCTAGCCAATAGTGAGTATAATTGTGTTCCATTGCGTCGAAGAATAAATCATCAAAGGCAGGAGAAATTTTATCTGCTACGTTTAAATTCAAATACTATCTCACCGTCCCCTGTAATTTTTTCTACTTGCTTATCTAATCCCATTCTTTTGGATAACTGCTTTGCTGCTTCTGTCCTATCCTGGAGTGACGCATCGAGATTAAATTGATCTTTTATATTTCCTCTCATTACGCCAGTAAAATACTTTAAAACTTCATCTGCTGTTGCTATCTCTGCATCTTCTTTTTCTTGCAGTAATTTGCTGTAATATGCTGCTACGTTTGGCTTTCTAAGCGTATCCGAAGCTATAGAACAAGCAGAAGAATCATTCTTGCATCCCTTATAAACAGCCCTATATGCTTTAGTCTGATTTCCAAGTTCTATCATTTTATGTACAAATTGTTTCTGTTTTTGCGTTAACTCCTTCATTTGATACCTCCGAATAAATATCAACCAACTTCAATAAAACTTCAACTTCTCGAAAAGACTCCATTAATACAACATCAAATATTTCCTTCTTACCTTTATAATCAGGTTTATATATTTTATATTCATCAATAAACATAATTTTTCTAAGTTGCACAATTGATAAAACTTTACCCATTTTAGGACTATAAAACTGTTTTTTACCTACAATGTAGTTTAATCCATATTGGTTTAAAGCCTTAATTAATTTAACAACTTTCGAATGAATTTTATTTATGGTAATCACCACCATTTTTAATAATTTACACTTATATGAATCTAGTACATTTGCATTTATAGAAAACTTTAAAAATAAAAACACCTATAAACCCACACCATTGCTAAATTCTCACTATATTCTCAATACAACTACCTTCATATAACTATACAGCATAGCGATTATAGTTTTTCAGATAGACGTTTTACTATTTATATTACTATTATAACATAATAAAACGACTACTATATTTCAAGCAGCCGTTAATCTTAGTTTATAACAATACAATATTATTTATACAAACTGTTTTATCCATATAATCTTCCCGAAACATATCTTCAAGTTGCGAAATGTTATTAATGTTTATTTTTTTATTATATGTCATTTTACTATTTCCAAAAACTTTTTCTCCTAATTTGTTAATACAATTATATGATACTAAATATCTATATTTTTTAGTTCTTATTTTCATTTTCTATTCCTCCAACATCTTAATAATATTTTCAGCTTTTTCAATTACTATGCAATCGCCATCAAAAGTAACAGTCGTTATAAATGTTTGCCCTTCATATTCTATAACATTAACAATTTTATCTTTTGCAACATAGTTTATAAATCCATCTTTTGTTGTCAATTTAATAAACTTACTTACTTTTTTAATTGTATTTTCTTTATTAACGTCAACTTTATCAACTACTGGTTTGTCAATAATAACCCAACTATTTACTTTTACATTTTTTTCTACATCTTTTTTATTATAATCACAGTAAAAGTGATCTTTATCAACACTATAAATGTCAAATGTAAAAGTGTTTTTTATAGCCATAAAGATATTATCACTACTAACTTCTTTAAAATAAAACTCATTAGGCAATTCAATTTCTTTTTCTTCTTCAACAATTTCACAATCACACTTTAGCATTTGCAATACCATTCCATTATGTTCAATAAAATATGTTTTTATATTTTCCTGCACAACTTTACAAATATCACCTTTACTAATTAAAACATTATCAGTTTCAACATTAATTCTAATCTTCATTATTGCACCATCCCGTTATTATATTCTCTATATATTTCCATCCAATCTTCCAACCTCATAGTAACCATCCATGGTTCATTATTCTTTCTGTGGAATACAGTAGGTAGGTTTCCTTCGTTGGCATCTCTCACGGCCTGTTCCATAGCATTTGATACGTTTAACTTTTCAACTCTTTTGCATTCTACATGTATATTAGGCAATGCATCTGTAATATCTGCTGAGTTTTCACCCAATCCGCAATATTGCTGTGATCTCTTAGCATCCTTAAATCCATATTCTCTAAACTTGCTAGCCAACTCTCTTTCTCCCCTGGCTCCCTTATCTCTACTATTAATCTTATTCATAATCACGCAACTTACCCATTAAAATATCCCATGCGCTATAAACATCGCTATCCTGCTTTTTAATCTGTTCCTGCACATATTCAATAATTCTTGTTAATTCCCATTCTGATAGTTCAATTAGTTTCATAATTCACACCATCCTTAATATATTTAGCCATAAACAATACATTATTACCACATTTATTTAAAGGCCATACCTGATAACTTCCATCATTATTTATCAATCCCATATCTTTCTTTTGACTTGCAGCTAACTCTATTGCTTTTTGTTGCCAATATTCTTGCTGCTTTGTTACTTTATTTTTTTCAAATTCTAATTCCATAATAATTCTCCTTTATTATTTATTATTAAAACGGTATTTCTTCTTCAGGAAAAACTTCAGTTCCGAACGAACTAACATCATATCCACCTGCCATATTTTCCCCTTGCGGTTGTTCAATTGCCTGTTGCTTTTTACTATCCATATATTCAAAATCTCTAACTATAATTTGAGTTGTGTTTTTCTTAATACCATCTTTTTCTGATTCATATTGATCAATTTCTCCACGCACTAGAATTTTACGTCCTTTTTCTAGTGTATTTCCCATGACTTCTGCCGTCTTTTCCCATGCTACGCAATAAATCCACAATGTTTTCTTCTTGTCTCCGAATCCTTTGTCCACTGCCAATGTAAATCCTACATAACATTTACCTGCTTCTGTATATTTTGGTTCTAAATCCCTAATTATTCTTCCAGTTCCTATCCAATTGTTCATATTATTTACCATCCTTCATAATTTAATTATTCCATTTTCATCTGATTTATTTAACATTTTAACGCAACGTTTGCAAGTTACTTCATTAAAATATCCTTCATACGTTTTATCCGTATCTTTCCATAATGTATTACAAATACTAAATAATTTATTACTATCATGCCTTACGGCAACACCACAATGTAAAACTTTATTTCTTAGCAAAAGATTTATTTTCCCTTTATACATATTAATCCTCCGTATTTTAATTTTAATAAACTATTTTAACTAACCTAACCATTGCTACCAAAACAATTTTAAAACTAAACCTTACCACCATTACGCTAATTTAAACGTTATTTAACATCATAACCTCTATCGTTATTCTTTTCAACTACCAGTTGTATGTAGTTCGCTATTTGTTCTTTAGTTAATCCCAATGGCCCTTCTAACATTGTTTGGCAGGAAAACTGTAAGTCAATTACTTCCATTGCTATTTTATCTTTATTAATATTTTCGTATTCTATTTCCTTGAAAAAATTATAACCATCTCTAAATTCTCTTACTATTTCAGTCATTTCTGATTCCATGTGTCTATATTGCTTATCAATACTACTACTCAAATACTTAACAGCGGGTTGAATCTGTGACCGTCTCAATAAAGCAAGTTCCTGCAATCCACCTAATATTTTTGGATCATCACATAACTTTATCATTTCATCTACACTACACATATTAACACTCCTTATATTTTATTACCTTTTCATAAATCCGCTAACACTTTTCGGGGCCGTCACGCACAAATCAACAGTTTTCTTCTTACACACCAATCTCTCGCTCAACTTACCTTTCACTTCTCCCAAATTTAACGCCTGCACCATTTTATTTACTAACTCTACACTTACTATTAGTGTTGGTTGTTTTAACCGTTGTGGCTCACGTATGGAATTATCATTATGTTTGTAGAGTTTAATATCTTCCGCTTTTAATGATTTACGTTTTGTTTTACCTTTATTGTTGCGACTTAAATCCATTCTAGCAAAACTTTCTTCTGTTTGTTCGTATATCATTTTTTAATATCTCCCATCTTTAACATTTTCATATTAATTCCAAGGTTTTCAACAATTTCCAATACTTGATTATCTATTTTTTCTTCTTTTTTGCGCTTGCACACACTTTCATACATTCGTAAAAATTGCGCTCTTATTGTACCCATATCTCCTAATTCAGTTTGGCATAATCCTGACCATCCCATTGCCAATGCTGCGCTTTCAATTTCTGGAGTTGTAAATTTTGGCTTCTTGTAAATAAACGCTTCATTCATCTGTTTTAATACTTCGTTCCACGCTTCGTCATTCGTCTTGTGCTTTGTTCCATTAGCTACCTGCACTATATGTTCAGCCTGCTCCATAATTTCTGCTATGCTAGGAAAGAATTTACACGTTCTCATACATTTTAAAACACTAGCTTGTAATTGATTGTCAGATAAGACAGATAAGGCTTTAATGTATACAATGATAGTTCCTTGGCTAATCTTCGCATTCGGAAAAGCTAACATTAATGGTTGAATTATCTTCGCTTTTAGTTTTTCCTCCGGCGTTAGGTTGCTGATCGTCTGCTCCATAAATACCTCCAAAAAAATCTTCTACTGCGTTGGTATTGTTTTTATATTGTTTTTTACCATTATCAAATAACTTAGTTTGACTTATTGCAAATATCCCTTTCCATCCACACATAATGCTTTGGTTTAATATTTCTATTTTTAACTCATCATTGCCACCTGCTAGTTTTTCAAGTTTATTAACCAATAGTTTTATTGCTCCATCAGTCATTGGCGATTTAATTGATTTTCTCATTTCCTTAAAAGATTCAATCGTATTTATTAGTTCTTGATTGAAAACAAAATCGGTATATATATATTCATTCTTATCATTATTTACCTTCTTATCCTTCTTTACATTCTTGTTTGTGTTCACTTGTTGTTCACTTGTTGTTCGTTCGTTGTTCACTGGTTGTTCTTCTTGTTGTTCACTTTTTTGGTATTGATCCCAGTTAACTATTGATATTAGTCGGTTCTTGGTGCTTGTTTGTTGTTCGATTTGTTGTTCGATTTCTAGCTTTTTAAGTATGCGTTGCACTTTACTATCAGATATGTTAAATTTTTCCGATATTGATTTTCTGCCTGTTATCAATTGCCCCGACTTCAAGGTTATTCGTTCGTTTTTAAATTCTACGTCATATTCAGCATGGGTAGCATTTAACATCAAATAGCACCACACTGAAAAATATTCACTATCTTTACATATTATTGGATTGTCTAATATCTTCCTGTGTAGCTTAACCCATCCCTGCACAACACCACCTTCCTATTTAATATTAAGAACTTCTTTCAACTTAATCATATTTTCACTGTTAGGCTTAGTTACTCCCTTTTCCCACATACGGTAAGAACTAAGCGACACTCCTACTTTAATTGCAACATCAGCCTGCCCCATACCTTTTTCTAGCCTTGTTTCTTTTAATTTCATTTGTTACTCCTTCGGCGGATTAAGCACCGCCTTGCTATATTATTTAGTTTAAATAAAATCCAGTTAACCACACGTTTTTAGTTTTAAAACAATCTTTAATAGTTTTAACCTTAAAACCACTTTTGTTACCAATTCTTTTTAACATTTCAATCACTCACTTTCATTTATTTATCTTATACACTTATAATATCACTACCACTACTACTTGTCAACACTTATTTAAAAAAGGAGAATCACTCTCCCGCCACCTCATAATAAATACACTTACTTTCGCCTTTACAGTTTTTGCAATTACCACTGCAATAGTCTTGTAGTTGTCTGCAATATCTTGCGTTTTTGTTTTGTTTGATGCAGGTTTTACATTGGCATGTTTCTTTTTTCATTTAATACGCTTCCTTATTTATAAAACTAAATATATGTGCAATAACATCTGCCGTCCAGCCATTTCCTAGGCATTTGTAACGCTGGGCATTGCTTATGCCTTGCGTATAGTTATCTTTTAACGTCTGCAATCTCTCACACTCCACTGGTGTTAATTTACGAATATATCCCTCGATCAACACACCATGTTGATCTTGTGCTGTTAAAGTATAAAACTTATTACCTTCACTGAATCTTTGACCGTTCTGCCTTTTATTGATCCTATCAGGAGTTATGCAACCAAACAAATATTGTCCCATTTTAGCTGCACCACCTCCAGATTCACCGCATAAGGTTACTGCTTTATTGTGTATGCAATAAACTCTATTAGCTTGACTGTCTGATCTAAAATAACCGACTTTACCACGTTCAATTTCTTTATTTAATATTTGCAAGGTTTTATCAAACGGCACTATATATTCTGCCAAACACTCCATAATAAAATTACCATTCCAGTTTGCGTACTGTCTAGCTGTCATCGTTATAGCTTTATCGGCATCCAGCGAACTATATTTTTTATTTAACTGAAATTCAGCATTAGCCTTAAACCACTTAATCCAACTTTCACCAATCATATAATCTAAATCTGCATTTTCATGCACGATATCTTTAAGCATTATCCCCTTATCTTTAGGCTGCGTAATGTTAGGTATATTAGTCCAGTAAAAACGTTTCCGATTTTGCGCGCTCACCAAATTAGAATCTATCATTATTGGCTCCACGCCCAAGTAACTACTAATAACGTCCAGATACTCTTTTTTCATTCGCACATTTTCAAGTAAAAAGATTACATTCTGATTAACAGTTTTAATGTGTTCTAAAATTTCAGCGTAAACAAAAAATAGTTTACTGCGCGGATCATCAAAATTAAGTTGCTTACCAGCAAAACTAAATCCCTGGCAAGGACTACCACCAATTAGCATTCCAATACTTGACCAATCAATATCCCACTCGCGCCATTTCGTTACATCACCAATTCTAATTATTCCTGGATAGTTTTTTTCAGATACTTTAATTGCATATTTATCTACTTCGCTTGCATAGTACTTGTTAACTTTTATTCCTGCACGTTCTAGTGCAACCATTCCACAGCTAATTCCATCAAATAACGATAATACATTCATTTAATTATCCTCCAATAAATCTAAATAATGAATAGGTTGTTTAATTATTTTAGTACTGCGACAATAATCACATGAATTACACCGAACTGGCTCAATCTCGCCATTTCTAACGGCCATAATATTAGGTAGTTTTAATTCTATTTCTTCTAGTTTTTCTTTGATGAATAAATCAGTTTGCATGTAGATAATTTCTTTTCCTGGAATTGGTTGCTTATCAACTGCAATAATGTAGCAATCCATATATTCGTTTGTTTTTTCTAATTCTATAATTTTAGATAATTCTTTTGCGCTGTATTTTTCTGAATACTTTTCAATAATAAAACCATAGTTCTGCCGTAAAATCTCGCTATATATCGCAAACTGCAAAAAGTAGTCATATTTATGAATAAAACTTTCCTTTTCTTTAGTTTTTGAATTGTAATGTTTCTTTGTAATATTTTCAGTAGTTTTAATATCTGCAAAATAACCACGCTCGATATTTAATATATCTACCTGTATTTTAAATTCTACACCTGCAATTTTTCCGGTGAATATCTGCTCATGCTCACCTTTCATAAATTCCATAACAACTTTATCTTTTTCGAGAGTTGCGATCATTTCGCCTGCTTTTACAAAGTCGGCATAAGTGCCACCTTTTGGCTTGTAAATAGTTGAATGGTTTTCATTGCAAAAGTCTTGAAAATCCTCCTTGCTTGAAAAATACGAATGAATGTAATTACCGATTAAAAAGCATTTCTTTTCTTTATCTTCCCATTCTCCTACCACCTTTGCAATCTCTCTTGCTTCACATCCTCCACCAACTTCGTGACCGAATACTTCTGTTGCTTCGTGGTAACGATCCCACGCTTTTAGCGAACTTGACCCTAGATATTTGTCTTCCGCCTCTTTTGAAAAGTAATTTTTGCGATTTAATTCCATTATTAACACTCCTTAATATTTAATTAAAAGGGAGTTTTACCTCCCAATATTCTAAATCTTTGTTATTTCATCCAAATGGTATTTATGTGGTTCTAAATTTTCCATAACCTTATGATATAAATTACCCAAAGCATTAGAACAGTCCTCACACAGACACAACGTAATATACGGTTTATCACTTGGCATTTTATTGCTACTTTTAACATCTAAAAATTCGTACTGTAAAAGAAGAAGCATTTCTCGATTGCAATTATCACATGATCCTATAATTTTTCTTTCACTCAATTTAATCATTTAACATTAACCTCCTTGCTAAACGTTTTTAACTCTTCATTCATAATCTTGTCGAATTCTTCATCGACCAATGTTGATTCAACTTCAATATCATCTTCCTGCTTATATAAAATATCAGGAACCGATTTACGCTTTGCTTGTTCTTCGTTCTTCTTAAATTCCATATCTGAACTTTCTTCATACGCTTTACCTTGTTCGATGCTTGCAAAGTCTTTTTCTATCTTCTTGGTCAATCTCCGCAATACCGTTTTCTTATATGCTTCTTCTGGTGTTTTGCTCCACATTAACCCATTCTTCATCTTACTAAAATTGTTTCTAATGCCCTCTATTTGCTCTGTACTCATTGTTTCGTACTCCATGCCACCATCTATATATAATACGATTGCAAAAGCCCCTACGATCTCTTTATTGCTGAATGACAGTGGTTTGAAGTTTACTATTTGTTGTCCTTCTCTGATTTCTTCCTCAAAAAAGTCACCATCACGAACAACCTTAGCATAAATGTCTTTAATTCTTCTAATACTATACTTTTTAGCCATTTTAGTTTCACCCTTATAATCGGTTTGAAACGTTAGACTGTTGCCGTATGGAATTGCGTAACATTCACGTTGAAAGAAATCTAGTCCAAGGAACGCTCCTTTTAAAAGCGTTCGTGCGATTGACACAGGTTGACACTTCTCGATTTCTTTAGTATCTTGCAATACTGTCATGCAATTCTGTAAAAACCTAGTTTGATTAAAGTCTTTAGGCATTGCATCCTGTTTACTTGTTAATAGTGTCATTAGGTTTTTATGTGTTTCTGCTAGTACTAGTTGCTTGTCAGCCATAATTATTCACATTCCTTTTAAATCAAATTTTGAAATTTGTCTCTTAGTTTACTGGTTGCTGTTGATAAACTATCAATTTTGTTCATAATATCTTCTAACGTTGTTTCCGCTTCTTCAAGAGTTTCAATGCCTTTTATATTATTTTCTAATTGTTTTGACATTTTATCTAATTCACTAATAACGCTATCTAAATCTCTCATTATTCACATTCCTTTTCGTATAAAATCTGTTCGTCTTTATGATATTTTGAGCAATATATTTTACCGTCATTAATTAGTTCTTCACCTTCTAATATTGGCAATCCGCATAATTCAAAGTCGCATATTCCTATATATCTATTACGCGGTTCTTCACTCGCTTGTTGCTGTTCTTCTGTATAATATTCTGTTATGTCTGTCAACATTATAAAACAACCTTTCTTTTATTTAAGTAACTTTCTAGACATCCGCTATACACAGTATTTATTCCAAAATTAAAAGTAGTCATTCCTGAATATAGTTCCTTATTGCAACCGCAATTGCATTTACCCATATAATCAGCTTCAAAATCCAATTCTTTTTTAATATCAATTTCAATTATCATTATTTAACACCTCTATCTTTTTTCCATTCGATTGCTTCTTTGTCAATAGGTGATGGGCAAAAGTTGATAACACCGCAATTAATACACTCATTCGGTCTTCGCGGATCTTCTTCGCAAGGTCTGTTTTCTTTTTCATTATTCAAAATTACACATCCTTTCACCTTATGGTTACTATTGCGACTATCGCTATCCAAATTACTATACCAATTGCTATTCCTAAAACAATTCCCTTTGCAGGCTTTAAATCATCATCATAATTTTCCATCTAGCAACACCCTTTCGAAATCATCACGTTTAATTAACAATTTGTTTTTGATTCCTACGTTAATTTTTACTGATGGTATAACTCCTGTTTCGCAATACCTGTAAATTGTTGGTCTTGTTACTCCTATTCTTTTGGCACACTCACTTACTTTAATATAATCCATTTCTTCCTCCTAATTTTCCAATGCTTCAATCCGGCATTTAATGCACGTTGGTTTGTATGTTCCGCATAATTCGTGATCTTTAAGTCCTAACGAACACGGACAATCTCCAGAGATGCTAATTCCCATGCTGTAAATAATTTTAACTTTTTCAATTTCTTCGCATGCCATTTAATTCGCCCCCATTTATTTCGTTTCCGTGTCCTTATATTACTATACAAATAATATAAAGTCAATACAAATATTATACTATTTTATATGTTTTGTAATATTTGTTGATAAAGAAAAACCACCTACATTGTAAGTGGTTGAACTGTTAAGAATTATTTAATAGTTGCTATTTTTTAAACAATAACGCTACAACTCCAACAATAACTAAATCGCGTTGTAGTTTTAACTTCCTGATTTCCGAATTAGTTTCTTTTTCGTACGTTGTCAATAATTGATTTGCTTTCGCCAATGATTCTGCTGCTTTCATCGACTCTTGCTTGGCTGTTTTCGATTCTACGCTCAACTGTAATAACTCTTTCTGTGTTGTTAACAATTCTTTCTGACACACTACCAAGTCTGTTCGCACTAGAATTAAGTCCTTTTTCGATTGTGTCAAGTCGATTGTTAACTGATTGTTGATATCTGCTAGTTTCGTCAAGTTGTTGTCTAACTGGTTCAATTCGTTGTCGGTTATCTCCATTGCTGAACACGTTCCACCCAATGATGCAACAAACAATAAGAACAACGCCAATAATAATAATATTCTTTTTTTCACTACGTATTTTCTCCTTTATTTCATTAATCATTTTCAGTCCATCTCGCATATTCTCCACGTACATCGATATGAACAAATCCCTGCGACCAATACTTTCCTATTCCATCTGCTCCGCATTCTTCTGCGATTTGTGCTAGATAATCAACATCAATTCCATCATAACTTAAATCCGCTGCCGTCCCTTCTACGTGTTGAGAATTCGGAACACCTCCTACAAATTTATTGTGAACTGGACAACGATAACCGGAATTAATATAAATAGGTTTACCTAGTTTCTCTCTAATGGCATCTAAAACTTCCATTAGTCGACTATTAACTCCTTCGCCTACATTGCATAACCCTTGGCATTCATCACCGTTACAAGCTAATTCTGAATCTTTAAACCACTTACTCATTTGTCATTACCTCCGCTGTTTTTATCATTCATATCTTTACTAATATCTACTTCCCTTAACTCGCCTTTACAATAACCACATATCTGATTTTTAAGTGTATTGGCAGTATACCAAATTGCTTTACATTTAATACATAGTAATTTAATCACAACGGCTTACCATCCTCGCTGTTCTTCCAACTATCGGCACAATATTTAACAGATGCCAGTATTCCTGCCCCTCCCAATGCAGAAATTCCACCCCAACAACTTGCAAGGTCGAACTTTAGTCCCAGTAAGGCATTTCCAAAATAACCAATTGACCAAAAAATAAACAATAATAAAAACATACAAGCAAATATTTCTATTAGATGTTTCTTAATTTTATTAAACATTTTGATTTCCACTAATCTTAGTCTTAATAATCAACATATCATTTTTAATAGTATCAACATCGTGTTGCAGATTAGGAATAATCTCTAATTTCCTTGCAATGTTATTTAATTCTTGTGTGTTTTTACCTAACGCTTCAAGCCACTCCTTGCGCTCCTGCTTGCGTTCTTCCTTGATCTCCTTATATTCGTCTAGCAATCGTTTTTCTTCGTCTGTGTGTCGTTCCGAGAGTGTTTTTATGTCCTTGTCATTACGTCTTACCAAGTAAATGCAGAAACATAGCAATACGCCCACAACAGTTACATTGTTAATAGTTAATAAATCCATCATTTTCTTACCTCCTCGCAGCTTATTAAAGTTTCTAATCTTGACATTGATTCGTCACCGATTCCGCGTAGTTTTGTAATGTCATGAATGTTTTTGTATGGTCTGTTATTGACAATAATGTTTGCTTTTTTAAAATCAACACTTGGCAACGTCTTTAATTCCTCAATTGTTGCGGTATTGATATTTACTTTTTGCTTTTCTGGAAATTTATTAATGTATACATTTTGAGATTGTGTAATTGTTGGTTGCGATTTTATTATAAAGTATGTTGATAGCGATGATAGCGCACATAAGCACACTATCAACATTATCAAATTAAATTGTATTTTGCGTTGCAATTCGATTGTCTCCACCTCCGCGTAGCTATTTAAAAACTTATTTACTTCTGCAACATTTTTTGTTTGTACATTTTCCATCTACCATTTTTGCGCCACAAATAAAACAATCATCCATTATTAATTTTCTCCTTTTCTTCTTCATATTTTTTAATTAAGTCTTGTTTTTCTTGTTGTTTAATATTCATTAATTCTGTATTATTATCCATATTTGCATTAGCCCATGATTGTGTTATTTTTAAAAATTTTGGTTGATATTCGTTATCTAATATTAATATTTTTTTTGTTTTTATTTCTTCTGTACTTGGTTCTTTTGGTTTTATAAATGTAAAAACACCACTAATAACTTTATAATTTTGATCTTTATTTAAAAAATCATTATGTTCTTCTTCGGTTAATTTAATAACCGGTTTAGGAATATTAGAATGAATTTCCTCTAAATAAAAACCTAATATTTTACCTGTAGTTGGATCGTAATTTGCTGAATACATATAATTACCACCTTTCTTTAATGACCAAACGCTATCCAATATATATTAGTTCCGTCCGTTCCTCCTGACCATGAAGAAATAATATTAAATGCTGTTTTTGTTGTAGATCCTGCATAAGCTCCTTCGTTTGCTCCCGCGGCTATTACTCCTGAACTACCCAACGGTGAAGCCATTAGACATGCATTAGGAAAAGCCAAAGGGAATACTACATTTTTAACTTGTTCGTTCGATGTATAAGTTCCCGAATTTCCCCATTGTATAATTATACCACCTGGAAGTTTTTGCCAACCGTTAGCAATTTTGCTTTGGTTTAATCCAGTAAAATCGGTTAAATTAACTTTTCCACTAATATCAGGTAATGGTAATCCAGTAAGTTTAGATCCATCAATTATTGGTAATCCAACAACACCACCACCAACATCTATTAACGAAAGTATATTACCTATTGTATTACTAATTGTTTTATTTAATAAAGTTGTTGAATTATCTGCCTGTGACGAACTAGGAACTTTACCACTAACATTAACAGTAATTGTTTTTAAAATAAGATCGCTAACTAATGATATATTAGTTCCTTCAATTAATTTATCCGACTTATCGGAAACAAGTGTACCTATTTTAGTATCAATTAAATCACAATTACCGTTAAAATCGTCAACGTTATAGTTTTCCGTTTGTAATGGTTTTTTTAAATTTATATTTGGCGTAAATGTTGGCATTAAATCACCCCTTGTCTTATTATATTATGAGTAAAACCACTTAATTGTTCATGTGTTTTATTTACTAATTCTTGATGCCTACGAAATTTAAATTCATATCGTACATTTAAATGAGCAGGTTTAATTTCTTCAATTGCGTTATAAACATCTTGCATATTAGGAGGTATACCTATTTCGTTATTAAATACTATTTTAAATTCGTAATCATTTAACGATAGTTTTGCATGTGTAAATTGTTTCATTTGTTCGTGAGTGTATTTTTTGTTTAGTTCGTAGTGAGTTAAAAATTCAACAATTTCTACATCGCCATTTGTCCAACTATCTGCTACCTTTTTAACCATTGCCTTGGTGCAAGTACCAAAACCTCTCATTCGCGCCATTACGCGTGATCTTCGTTCGTTTAGTGACAAGTTTGGTTCAATTGGCAATCCGTATTCGTACTCGTAATCCTTTAATGATCTATTTGATGCATTAACAATAAATTGCTTTTGCGCATCATCTTTGTAGGATTCTAGTAATGATATTTCCCTGTCGAATGCCTGTGTGATGTTTTTAATTATATCACTATTTAAATAATAACTAGGCAGGTGATAAATTATTTCTGCAATTTTAAAAACCTCCTATCATTAACTTAATAACAACGTTCCAAGTGTTGGTATTTGCGTTTTAATATTGCTGTCAATTAAGTTAATGTTTACATCTGATCCATTTACTGTAAATAAATTATAATCAATATCTGCTATTCCTTCGGTATTAAACAGTATATTTCCGATTTTAGCATAGTAAACATATTGATCAACAAAAGTAACTTCTTTAAAATAGTTATTTAGTTTTGTTGTTGCAATTGCGGTTACTTGTTGCAGTGTGTAATCCGCCTTTAGTGTCACCTTGCAACTAATGTTAATTGGCATGTTTTCAACTGTAGTTACTGTTACACTTGCCCCTATAGGTCTTACTGTTTCGATGTAGTCATGCACTTGTATAATTAACTCGTTTGTTGCTATGGCTTTGTTACGATCCAATATAACTACTTTTACCGTACCGTTTCCGCTCCATAGCGGTTTTACTTTTACAGCCCCAACTCCGCTTACACTTTCTGCCCACTTTTGATAATGATATGCATTACCACTAGTTGATGGCCTGCGTACTTCGTTGTAATATCGTTGTAATAAAGTATCTCTGCTTTCTTCTTCGTACCCATTTGTTAATGCAGTTTCATTAGTTACAGAATTTAAACCTACATAAGTTTTTGGGAATTTAATAATGGTGTTTATTGGAGTGTTCCCCGCGATCCCTCCGACCGAACATTCTACTTTTGCAAGTGCAATCCCATCTAATCCAATAATGTTTTCTTCTGTAACGACATATTCGTTTAGTTCGCTTGCAACAACATATCCGATCAATATCTTAGCGTTCGGCATGCCATTTATTTTAACTATTCCACTTGCCTTTGTAGCATCCTTCCAGTCTATTCCGCGTTCGTAGGAGATTACTTTAAGATTTTCAAAGTCTGCCGTACCTGCAAATTTCTGCTCTAATGCATCATCAATTTCAATATATTGACTTTCTAATTCAATCCCTAATCCCTGTGATAATTCCCATGTCAACGATCCTGTTAGTTTGTCGTATTTATCATTTACGTTGGTTAGTATGCGCTCTCTGATTATATCCCTGCTATCTGCCATATTAATCCCCCTAGTTACATTTTAACATATATTTGTTCACCGAGTTTTGTTTTAAATAAAAACATTTCGCTTGTAAGTAATTTTATACCTACAAATTCTTGTATTTCTTCCAACGTATCTAATCTAGTGAAAGATTCATTATCAATTGCTCCAAATTGACTATCAGTTTCTGTTATTGCATTTAATTCAATTATCATACTTATTTCAACTTCCGAACTATCTGCAATTTTAGTTAATGTAAAATTATTAATTGATTTTATTCTTTCGTGCTGATAAATTGATTTCTTTAAATTATCTTCGAATTGCAATTTAATTATTGCAGGAGGCAACGCAACGCCTATAAACCGTTCTGTTCCAAAACCATAATCAGTATTTTTATAAACTTGTGCCCGTTCATATTCTGTCCTAATTGTTTTTTCGATCCAAAACACTACCGCTGCATCACCTGACAATCCTATAAACTTGCCGTCTTGTAAAACAAATTCTCTTTTTGTAAAATCAAACAAAAAGTTGATCCCTCGATCTCTGATTATGTTTTCATTTGCCGTTAAATCTTCAACATTTAAGACTGTATTTGCACTACTAGGAAATAAACTCATGGTCGCACCACCTTATCGAAAACATACCACATATTACCATTATGTATTGGGATTACTATATATTCATCGCCATTTTTTGGGTTATCAGTCCATGTTATTGATCCTGTTATGTCTGCTTTATAATCATGATCATGACTAGCAAATTCGGAATCACCACTGCCACCCGACCTTACATCTGTTACGCCATACACAGGATTAATTAAAAAATCTCTCTTATAACCTGACAGAATGCTTTTAGACCACACAACATTATTGTAATTTGCGCTAATAAATACGGAATCCTCAGTCTTTAAAACTAGTGGGGATTCCTGCACCACAAAAGCAGTTCCGATTTGAAAGGGAGAGGGATTATCTCTCTCTTTAAACAATCCTGCCAATTCAGTCAACTTATCATCCATTTATAAAACCTCCAATTCTAAACTCATGGTATGTAGCGTTCCTATATTGTGAGTACATGAATTTATTAAAAATTTACCACTTATTTTATTTATTGGTTCTTCTATTTCTATTACCCTATTTGCCCTACATTCGTCATTACCAAACATCGTTACTGATATTTTTTCTTTTAATTTATTGAGTTCTTTTAGTTGATTTTTTGCAATGCTTTGCGATAGTGAATAGTTGTCTTTGTCAAGGTATTCTAATTTTTGTAGTTTTCCGTACTTTCCTATGTTGGTTACGTCCTGTTCATATGCAAGCGACTGTATCTTATTTTTAGCCTCTCCTGCTACCTTTACGGCGTTATAAAGACCATCTATTGATACACTATGACTAGTTTCGTTTAGATACTTGTTAATGTTTTCTTTATCAACAATCATATCAGTGGTATAAGTTATTACTGTTTCATCAAGTTTTTCCAAATAAAATAATTCATTTCTTATTTCCCACCGGTATTTTTGTCCTTGCTCTTTTTGTGCCAATTCTAACATTTCGTTGATTATACTTGACAATGTTCCTCTTGAAACGTTTTTAAACATTGTAGGTATCTCAATTATTGATCCTATCTTTAGTTCGTAATCAGTCAATATTCTAGCTATGTTTGCGCTTACCGTTGCGTTAAATTGGTAAATATCTTCATTTTTATTAAGATACCATCCAAAATCTTGCGCTGAATATGATATTTTACCTCTGCCTTTAATTAATTTTGTAATTATAACGCCTTTAAAGTATACTTTTTCATTGTTCTTTAAGATAATTATATCACCTTCCGACAACGTGGTTTTTAATATATGCACATCATCGTATACCATGTCAAAAGTTACTTCTTCTGATATTTCCTTTGCTGTGCTTCTTCTCGTTATTTTACCAACAAAATTTGTAATGTCTACAAGGTCTGTTTCTTCTTGTTTGTATAACTTGTGCATCTTTTCCCCTTACGGCAGATATTTTTTTAATATAAATCCACCTTTTATTTTAATCCATTCCCCTCCAAATTTACTGTATACCTTTATTCTATTTATGTCTTGCGGAGTTATTCCTTTTGGATAATTTAATCCCGGGCCACTCCTTATATTGTTTTTTATAAGGTCAGAATTTTGATAACTCGCATCCTTAAATGACGTTGCTGTGTCGGAAGTTGTTGTTTTTATCTTTTTAGTTGTTTTCTTTTCGTATTTTTCCGCGCGGATAAACTCTGTAATTGATAGCGAATATTCAATATCTCCACTTCCATCTTTAATACCATAATCAAGTTTTGATATTACACACCTAAGAGATACGTTCAAATTACTAATTGTTATATATAGTGGTTTCCTCAACGCTCTCCATGATTCTATTTTATCTACGTATTCCATAGCTTTCAGTGTGTTGTCTTTGCTAAATCCGTACTCTCTAAAAGGGAAAAATGATGAAATTTCCAACGTCCTATTGCCTAACAACCCAGTTAAATTAATATCTCCTTGCCCAATTGTTTTAAAGTTTTCAATTTCCTGCGGGGAGTTAACAATTATTGACTTTGGAATTACAGGGAATTTAATAAATTCGCTTTCATCCCCATTGTATAAAAATATTTCCATTATTACCTCCTATATGTTAGCCAACCTAACTTGCAATTGCGTTACTAATTCGTCAACTTGCATTCCTCTTGCATCTATGTTTATAGTGACTTTGTTTTCTTTTGAAGTGTTTCCGCTTAACATTTGTTTTGTTCGGTCGGCAGGTATTATTGACGTACCGCTTGGCATTATCCGCATTTCTCCACCGCGCTCGTTTACCATACTAGCACCGCCACCGAAATAACTTGTTCCATTAGCATTAGCAGGAATTGAAGCAGTAGGTAACTTTGCACCGCCTATTCCACCAAATGCGCTTGCTACCGCACTACCCATTTTTTTAAGACTAGACCATACACCATCAACAAGATTCCTAAACCATTCTAACTTGTTGTATGCCAACATTACTGCACCGACTAGCACGCCAATACCAACAACTACTGCCCCTATCGGGTTAGCAATCATTGCCATATTTAATAACAATTGTGCAGAAGTCATAAGTCCAGTAGCAACCGTTGCGCCTCCTGTTACCATGGTATATCCAACCCATGCAGCGGAATAGATTGCCATTGCTATGTTTTTAGCTACCATAATTCCTGCAAGTAACGCTTCAACTACTACGGCTCCCATTACCGCTGCTTTGTATGTTGCGTAAACCCCTACTATTAAACCGATTGTATCCATATGATCAAATATTAAACCAGTATAATACATTAATTCATTAGCGACCAAAGGGATATAATCTCCAATGGATTTTAAAGCGGTGGTTACAGCAGGAGCAAATTTGCCAACTAATGTAATTTCTAATGTTTCAAATGCCCCTTTTACTTGTTCTAATGCTCCATACATGTTATTTGTTTGTGTTTCTGCCATTTTCTTTGCTGCACCATCTGAATTTTTAAATGAATTAGTCAATGTATCTAGTTGTTCCGCTCCTGCATCAACCAAAGCTAACATACCACTTAATGCTTCTGTTCCAAATATTTGCGATATCGCTTGATTACGCTGTTCTTGTGTAAGATTTTTTGTGTTATTCTTCAACTCTCCAACTATGGTAGTTAATGATTTCATGTTTCCTGCACTGTCAAAGGCGGTCAAGCCTATGGATTCCATTGCTCCCCTTGCTTCTTTAGACGGGTCTGTAAGACGAATTATTGCACCACGTAACGTAGTGCCTGCTTGACTTCCCTTTATACCACTATTTGCCATAATGCCAATTGCAGCAGACATTCCTTCTAATGATTGCCCTGCTGATTTTGCTACTGGTGCAACATACTTCATTGCTTCGCCAATGTCAATAATTCCTGCATTAGTGTCTGCTGCTGTCTTTGCTAATACGTCTGCAACATGCCCCGCCTGTGCTGCTTCGAGTCCAAATCCTCTTAACGAACTGGTAGTTATGTCGGCAGCCGTTGCCATATCCGTCTGCGCACTTGCTGCAAGATAAAGAGTACCTTCAATTGCAGACAAAACTTCGTCTGTTTTAAAACCTGCGCTTGCTAAATTTGCCATAGCTTTTGATGCTTCGCTTGCACTTGCAGGTAACACCCTACCCATTTCCATTGCTTTGTCACTCATTAACTTTAATTCATCTTTGCTTGCTTCTGAAATTGCCTGTACATTTGACATTTGCTTTTCAAACTCCATAAATGTAGTAGTTGCATGACCAATGCCTACCGTTATTCCCAACATACCGCCTGCTGTTGCTATTAGACCTCCAATTTTAGAACCTGCCGAACTTGCGGAACTTCCTAAACCGTTTACTGATCCAGTAGCTTGGCTTAATGCGCTCTGGAATCCTGCTATGTTTAGAGACAATATACCACCTAAATTAAACGCCATATTACACCTCTTTTTAAAAATAAGCCATAGCAATTTAGCTACGGCTTATTATCTACTTATTTCTTCTTTTTACTATCATAATAGTTAATTATTATCGCCTTATACATTGCGAATCTACATGGATCGTTCATTACTTCTAGTAAAAATTCATCACTGTGTCCGCGCAAGATAAAAAAATTCAAAAAATGAAAGTCGTTATCTTGCTTTATTAGTTTTTTAAGTCTTTAACCAAATCCGGTTGTTTGCTACCGATGATTGCAAGAGATAGCTTACCTACTTCCAAAGCTGTGAATAATACATCTACAATCATGTAAGGTTTTTTACCTTTATTAAACACTTCTTGCAGTTGTGCATTTTTTAAGTCTGGCTTAATAACATTGTTAAAAATAAGAGAAATATCAACATCAATATCATCTAGTTTTCTAGCCTGTACAATTTCCGGTCTAGATGCAACCTTATATTCTATATCACTATCCAAACTTTCGACATACATTTCATTTACTTCACTTTTCTTATCTGCTAACGCCTGTTTCATTTCAATTAATTCTTGAATACTTTTAATAGTCACTTAAAAACCTCCGTTATTTTTATTACTAATTAATTATACCACAGGGATAAACTCAGGGTATTTGATGTCAGAAAAAGTGTGACCGAACGGAAATTCTCTTTCTAGCACTGTACCTACTTCGAATTGCGCGATAGTAATTTCATTAAACCAACAATTATCCATTTGAACTGATTCTCTGCCATAGGCATCCGGATCGTCTAGCGTTACAAATAATTGGAATCTATTGTCTTTTCCTTCTTTAAATTCATTAATAAATTCCTGTTCTCTACTGTAAATCTTGTTGATTACTATTGAACCTTCACATGCTATTGAAGTAATCTTGCTATCTTCATCATATGATCCTGCCATTTGGATGGTTTCTCTATTGATGGTTGCTTTTGACTCTACAGACTTAACTTCCGCCCATAGATTGCCATTCATCCATAGTTGACCTTTGCTACCACTAATAACTCTTTGTCCTGGAGTGTTAGCCATTTACATATTCCTCCCTACTTATAAGTTAATTTGTATGTTAAAATCTTCCATAGAATCCACTGGTTTAATATTAATCATCAAAAATACTTGGTCATTAGTATTATATTTGTCAATTTGAGCGTTAGTCATATCTTCCGTTTTAACACCCAGCCCATCGAGATAAATCTTTTGCCGTTCGGTGTCAATTTTGCAAATATTGTTATACTCCGGGTCAAGGGTTACATCTTTTTCCAATAATGATAGATAAGAATTAATTGCAGCAATCAATAATAATTTGTTGTCGTAAATATTTAGCCATTTACCAACATAGTTATCCTTGATTGTATCCGTTAAATCATCTCTAATCATATCGACAGTTTCAACAATGCGAATCTTTTTAAATACTGCACCCTGTGTTGCGGTGGTTGTTGTCATACTATTTACGCCACGTGCGATTTTAATCTTTTCTCCATCGTTAATTAGAATCAATTTACCTGCATCAATTGCCGCGCTTCTTGCATCATCGTCAGCTAGTTCGTCAAATCCTTCAATTTCTGGCATTGCTTGGTATGTTAACGATCTATCAATCGGCAATCCTGCTGTAATTCCTGCAATTCGTGACGTAAACTTAGTTTTTGAGTACTTAACTCCGCCCACTTGCACGTTGTCAGAATCAAAATTAATTACTCCCATATCATCCGCGACAATGCCTGCTCCAACTAATTTATACGTTTTTTTATCAATATTTCTTTTCGATTTTACCCACGTTGAAATAGTTGTCATATCTCCACTTGTTGCTGTCGGCATAGCTAAGTAATTCCAACGCCTATTCCCTAAGTTTTGCAATGCTGTATTTAAAACTGGCGTGGTAGTGCTAATTCTTTCTACATATATTTTGCGTGGAATCCCCATTAAACAAAAAGTAATTAACTGTTTGTTTTCCGCTGTCCAATCATTTCCAAGTTGGTCAATGCTGGTATAAATAAAACTGTTTTTAACCGCTTGAGTATCATCAAGTAAAATCAATGCTACAATTCCTTTTTGTGATCGTTGGATTAAGGTAGCAGCTTTTGTTTGAAAAATAATATTTAGTTTTGGTAAACCCATTTAATAACCCCCTTTAAATCTTAATATAACCATTATCTCTTAATGCTACAATTTCGTCAGGTGTACATCTAATATAAAAACCCCCTTCATTAGTCTTAAAAACCTCACCATTACTAGTAATTATAACACATAAGTTACCTATTACGTTTTCGTTTATATGCACGTATTGCATGATTTGGAATTGATTAATATACGTTTGTGTTACTTCATTTTCATTGTACCATGTAAGATTAAACATAGCGTGCATTACTTTATCTATTGTATCAAATTCTAATTCTTGAACATTTAGGTTTCTGTCCAATACTTTTATGTCAGTATTAATTACCGTTTCCAAGTTGTTCATCATGTTAAAATTATTTCCGTTTGTTTGTAAATCTTTTTTTTCATCCGAAAAATAACTAATATCAACCAAAACTCTTTGTTCTCTAAAATACTTATTAAAATTATTTGACTTCAAAGGTTTTGTATTGATGTGAAAACATGGTCTTTCTAGTTTTTGAATAATTTCTTCTGTATATATTTTATGTGTAGGAAAATTTGTTTTTAATATTTTGCTTATTCCGTTGACCAAATCATTAAATTTAATACTCATTTTTCACACCATTCAAGGATTATTTTTATTAATAAAGTCTTGAATTTCCCCTTGCAATATTTGCGGTGCTTGTTCATTCATTTCTGCCATTGCTCTTTTCAACATAAATCTACCTGCTACCCTGCCACCACCTCTTGTGGAGTGTCCAAATTCAACACTCTCTGCATAATGCATATTATTGTTTATTCCTACTTTAACTTCGCTCGGTGTTGATTCTCGCGTTAAAAACCACGATCTCCTTAATAATCCAGTATCTACAGGTGTTAGCATTTTAACCTTAGCCAATAATCTTGCTCCAACCCTGGCAACAACCGTCCGTATAAAATTAGGAAATCTTGATTGAATCCTATCCATCACCGTTTTAAAACTCGTTACGTCCATTCTAAATTCATAACCATCTGCCATTACGCTTCACCTACCATCATCAGCGGTATTTCTTGATGTGTACTATACCAATATGCTTCGCCTGCCGTAAATTCTCCTACAGTGCGATCTTTGAACGTTATAACTAATCTATCGCCCGGTTTAATATCTAAATTAGTATCGCAAAACACTTTAGGATTATAACTTACCTTGTTGTCGCTTTCTGTTCTTGTTGTATTTTTACTATTGCGACTTGATTGACTAAATGCACATGGTATCAACTGCAATATTGGTACTGGCGCGTACTTTTGTTCCGTTGTTCCCCATTCATTTTCAATGTCCTGCATCCGACTAATTGACATCACATGAAAGTAAGTGTTTTTAATATTCATTAATAATCCAACCTTCTCCAAAGATTCAATTGCCCTTGGAAGTTAATTGCAATTTTATCTAAGCTGCCAATAATTTCAGTATCGGATTTTTTGTCTTTGTAAACTATTTGATAATCACCACGAGTAATTGATTTTACTCCATCTGAATCTTGCGTATCTGTATTTCCTGCGCTACCAATGCCGCCACATTTGATGATAACCATCTGCTCTATGATTGACTCTAGGTCACTGTTTAACGTCTCTCTGTGCGTGTATTTAAGCACCATTTTAGTATAGTAGTTTATCCAGTAGTTGATGATTACATCTTTGCTTACATCGTCTGATTTTATACCTAATAACATTTTAATATTTTCTAACATTTTACACCTCCTAAAAGTATTATACCATAAGAAAAAGACTATATTTCTATAGTCTTAATTGTATACCATTTTCAATTCCAATTTCAAATAAATCATCACAGCTAACTTCCAAATCAAAACTAAAAAACTTGCTACAAAACCATTCCTTCAATTCTTTTCTAGTTGCCTTATAACTCAATTTACTTCTAAATAGTTCTTGCTTCATTGCCGAACTTACAATATTCCTATCGTGATCGTTTTCTGATTCCATGTAAATTATGTCCAGTGATTCAAAATTCATTTCCAATTGTTTCATAATTCGCCTGCATAATTTATGGTATAATCAACTAGTAAATATTCATCCATATTTTGTGGAGTAAAACCATTTTTTAATAATTCTTTCGTAAGTCTTATACGCTCACGAAAGTTTTTAAATGGGATTACTTCACATATTTTTTCGCCCATTTTTATTCACTCCTTACTCCTAATATAATATTCCAATGCCAACCTCAATAATTCACCATCTTTAATGTCCATTTTCTCTGCTAGTTTTATTGCTTTTTCTTTCAATTCTTTTTCTAGTCGGAATGAAAAGTTTACGTCTTTGTTTGTTCTTGCCATGAGATAATTATAAACTATTTGCATGCTTTTGTATACAAATAGTTTATGTGTTAATTATCTAGCTATAACGTACCATCCATTTTGCCAATAATCTTCTGTTCTCATATCCCAACCTTTTTCAAATCTATATCCTTCTTCTGAATACATTTTACCAAGTTGCATATACAGAAACTCATTGCTGCTAAAAAGATTATGAGATATTATATTTCCTTTTTTCATAGCTTCATACGCTTGATGTTTATTCATTTCATCCACTCCTAATATTATATTAACAAGGATATCCTTCATGCAATTCTCCATCTTCTCTAAAGCAATAAAAAGTTTGTTGGTATTGTTCGCAGTTTTCATTTGTACATTTGTAAATATCTCCATAAACTTTACCATCTTGGTGTGATGCTATTCTTCCAAAATAATCATCATATGCAAGTTCTTCTTCACAATATGGACAATTCATTTTATCACCTCCTTTTATATTATTTTAAAACATTACTACGCTTCCATATTTGGCTTCTGTTGATGTTTTATTTGATTGTTGGTGGGTTTGTATTGGTAAATAGTTTTTCACCACAGAATGGACAATATTCAATGTAAATATTAGCATCGCCTTCTATTACATTTTTAACTTTCATTATAAATAAAACTCCTCCACTTCTTAATATTTTTGTATCTGTATCGTTTTCTTCGCATATATGCTCATTGTTTTTCCACATATTTACACTTCCTTTAATTATTTTAATAAATCAGCGTTTTCATATATGTTGCCGATAACTTCTAAACTTTTATGAATTATTCCATAACTTTTTTCTTCGTATTCTTCGTTTTCGTATTTTCTCATAAATTTATATTCTGTCATAAACCCATTATTATTCCATATTATTTTATAATTCACTTTTGGTTGAGATTGGTGAAAAACAATATCGTCTCCGTAAATATCAATTCCGTTTTTGTCTTTTAAACCTGTATATTGCATTAAAACACAATCATCAAAATTAATATATCCAAATGGTTTTCCTTTTTTAGTCGCTTCAATATAAACTCTTTTATTTAAAAAATCAATTGACAATACATCAACTATTTTATTTTGGTATTTGTAAAATGCTCTAAACTTAATCTCTCTCACAATAAACCCTCCATATATTAACTTATTTCATAAACCTTATTTTTAATTATTCCATCACTAATAAAGTGCATTAAATTATGATCACAGCTAACATTCATGTATTTTTTTATGACATTCGCTACACAAACAACACACATCGTTAAAAGTTTCTCTACCTCTATTTTTATAAGTTTTGTGATGAATTATCAACAATTTAACACTTCCGCAAAGTTGGCAACAATTATTAAAATGTATCAAACATTCGTTTCTAAAATGTTTCCAATGATCTGTATCTAAGTAATATTCATATTTCATGGATTTCATTTCATTAATAAAACTTTCATAGCCGATAATTGATATTACTTTTTCATTTGAATTATTAACGTCTTTCGTCTTTACTGTCTCTTGTAAATAAATATCAAACTTTTCACCAAATAATGTAATCGGTCTTATATATACTTCAAACTTAGTATTACTCCATTGAATTATTTTATTATCTATAACTCCTTTAAAATCTTCTACAGTATATCCTTCTTTTAATCTTCTTATTGCCTTGGAGTAATTAGTTCTTGTTTTATAATTTGATTTTTTATTTGCTTTTTCGTTAAAATAATCAAATATCTCTACTAACTCTTTTTCATACTCGCTGAATGACGTTTCATGTTTATCTGACATATAATTAATCTTATTAAGAGTAGTATCTTTATTTCTTTCCATTTTATCCATTGCTATTCTCCTTATTTTTGCTAACATTTATTAAAATATTATCCCCAACCCTAGAAGTATTAATATCAATGCTTATTTCCTTATTTACAGTTATTTCATTAGCCGGCTTGTTAACAAACCTAGTAATAAAATTATAATCGTCAATCTGCGATTCATCCCCCAATATACTTCTGATATTTTCAACCGATATTTGTATCGACCCTTTATTCCCTCTTAACAATGTTATTGCATATAGGTACAAATTTATTTGGTACTTGTTTTCCACATGCAGCATGTCAGTGAAAATAATATTTGCGTATGGTAAATTTCTAATAGCAATAAACAAATCAATAACCTTGCTATTAAAATCAACCATTACTTTTCTATTGTAGTTATCAAATATTATTTCGTCATAAATAAACATTGTCCTATCCTCCGACACTCCATCTTCTTCCACGTAAATATTAAATGTAGAATTTTCCTTGATTGACTTCTTTAAATTATTTGTAGTTCTTTTTTCTATCCTATCAACTCCTAATAACGTTTTAAGTTCTTCATAATCAATATTAATTGATAATGGTACAAACATTTCTACCTGTTCGGCATCTTCATTGCTAATTTCCTTTTCTTTCAGTATTGATTGAATTTTCATATCTAGTTTTCCATAGCTGTAATAAAAGAACTTGTTGCCATTCAATGATAAGTCTCTGTACTGTTGCATTATCTGTTTAACCATTCGCAAATTGTTTACTGTTAATTCTTTCATATAACACCTTCCTTACATTTATAATTATATCATAACAGTTATATAAATACAATAGTTATATTAATATTAAATAAAAATATAATACGCCCTTTAGGGTGTTATTATTAATAATTATTATAAGAGTTATTATAAGAGTTATTATAAGAGTTATTATAGGGAATCCGCTAGACCATGTGTTTAAAGGGTTTACAGCACGTTGGTATAACAGTTATTCACACTTATATAACAGAAAATCACACTTGTATAACACTTTTTCACAGTAATATAACAGAAAATCACAAACTAACAAAAAGTTAACACATGTTTAACAAGTGTTTTAACAAACAAAAAGCACCATACAATTAAGTACAGTGCTTTTAATATTAAACTAATCTATTACAAATTTACTCGTTGTACCAAAATTCTAAGATTATTAGTAGCAGGAGCAGGGAACGCACCTACGCTAATTGCATTTACAGTTGTTCTTGCAACGTTGCAAGTAACACATTCGCCTGTATCTACCTTATAAATGTTAACCATAACATCTTTAGAATTTAAACCGTGTGTAATTGTAAAACTTGTAGCAGTGCCATCGCCAACTGATTGAGCAAATCCAGTATTTAACTTTGCTACTACATCTGATGCAAGTTTTGCTTCGCCCACACCACCATCTTTGATCTCTAGTCCGTCTGTACCAATTGTCATTGACACATCATCTACATCTGCGCTGATTGCGTGAGTAGTGCTATTGTAAGCAACACCGTTTGAAGCTGTTATTTGACCCAATACGGCAGGTGTTACTACTGTTTGATTAACAGTTAATTGACCGCCAACAATAGCAAGAGAAGAATCGTGGTCTACATCAATATCACCTGTTGTGCTATCGTAAGCAATACCATCACCACCGCTTAACGCTTCACGAATTACAGAAGTTGAAACTGTGGAGGTTAATGCGGTAAAGTCATTAGCGTTTGCAGCAGTGCCACCGTTGTGAATCCAAGTTCTTTGACCTTGATCGGTGGCTGTTGTAAGGATAATTACATCGCCTTCGTGATATTCATTGCCCACTGTGTAACTAGCTGCAATGAAAGTTGCAAGTGTAGAATGGGTTGTATCAACGTGTACCTCTGTAATAGCTACATTAGAAAAATGCAATTCTCCGTTAACAATTGATAGGAATGAACTGGAATCAGTTGCAATAGTTAATGGTGCTACTCCGACTTCATCCCATGCACTACCGCTGTAAACATAAACCATATTAGTTGTTGTATTGTAGTAAATTTGTCCTTCTACTGGGCTTAGTGGATCAGTAGCGGAAGGATGAATTACTGCATTTTTAAGGTTGTTGTGTTGAAGATCAATACCTGTGTAATATAATTTTTCTGACATAATTAAAGCACTTCCTTTTATTTTAATTTATTTAATAAATATTTAATGGTTATTGATAAAACCTTAATTCAATCAATCGCACCACACTCCTTAACTTAATGAATTTTATTTAAAGCAACAACACATAACCACTAATTGGGCTATTAGAATGTATTTTTACTTTTTTAATAATTTGTACACCTTCCGAATTAAGAGTTAACTCTTTTTGTATTTTAACAGTGTTTGTAGCATCATCATAAAGTAAAACATCTTCATTTTGAGATATTAGAACATTTACAGATATTGAAATTATTTCTTTTCTTCCGTATTGTATTTCAATATCCGTTTGGTTGGTAAATGTTTTCTTTATACTTGCCATTTCCATTGCTATTAAAAATTTAGTTCGTAAATCTTCATCTTCAAGGTTGTTTATTCTTGCCGTGTTATCCAATATTATTTCTTTATCGTTTGTGGCGTTGTTAATTATGTTTTGAATACTAATACCTTGGTCTGTGTTGGTTAACTCAATGGCGGTTATGTTATGCTCGTTTAAAAGCACTTTGGCGTTTAATGAATCTTGCACATCTTTAGAAACGGTAAGAGTTGCATTATCCTTATTGACGTATAGTGAGTAAAACTTCCCTTCTTCTAAAGACTCGCTGTCAAAACTAGGTATTTCCCAATTTGGCATTTATCACCCCCTCCTATACCCTTTGTTTAGCTGTAAGCACTGGCTTACCTAGTCTGTAATCTAATTCTATATAACATTTGTTTGCAATTGCATCCGCTGTAACTACTATTTCACTATCAATAAGCGCAATCTTATCTAGTATGCTTTGTTCCTCGGGTGTGATCACATCTCTTATAGAAACAACACCGTCAGTAATTGTAAAATCATTTAAATTTAGATCACCTCTAGTTATATGATGGACAATATTCTCCGGTAAATCGTCTATTTTTTGCGACTCTATGTGACCATCGGCAGCAGTTTTAATTTCCCATACTGCGCCTAATTCATCTTCTGTATAAAGAATGCCAATTGGTGTGTCAGATGATGTGCCTGTTACGCTTTCGGTGTATTCAACATCAACAATAATTGGTCTGTCTCCACCATGCGACATAGCTACATAAACATCATCTGCACTACTGCAAGTTCCCATTGCTACTAATATAGTACCTGCTACTACGTCATACGTGAATGTTGGTGTAGTAACTTGTATAACTGTCGGATATTCAACGTCTATACTATGTGTAGCTTCGGATTGTGTAATTTTAGATAGATTATATCCACCGCTTCCATTGTCAGTTGCCACCGCAAAATATACTTTAGCGGTATGACTTGGATGAACAAAGTGTGATTTAGGTCTTGTCAATGTCCATGTAGAATCTATCTTAGCTTTTCCTGCACTTGCAAATTCCATAACGTGGTAGTTTAATCCATTTATTTTTATAAGTTTTACGGCTGCATCTCCATAAACACGTTTGCTGATAGGAATTTGCGTAGGGTTTGTTCCTAAAGCAAGTCCTTGTATTTTATCTGTAGATGTGGTTGGTGGAAAGTCCCAAGTGTATTGACCGTGTTTAACAGAATTGAATAAATATGAATCTCCAAGTCTAACTATAGGCTTTAACATTGGCGCAACATCAGTAACTTTTGGAGTGAAATTCAATCCTTGAACATGAATTTTCATTGCATTAGCTACAGCGTGAGGAACAACTAACACACCAAAGTTTACAGCGTTTTGAGGAACTGCAAAGTCTACACTTATTGTGCGTGGGTTAAAATCTGACATATCCATTTGTATAAAATGAGCGTTTGCATTGTCGAATGTCCATCCATTATCTGTTGGTACTGGGATAAAGTTATCTGGTATAGAACCAACAATTCCTTTTGGTATTTCATTCGCAATACCAGTCCAAGTAATAGGAATAATGTCTAAAGCTGACATTACATCTTTTAAAGTAAGATTTACTGTAAGTATTAAATTATCATTTTTAAACACTTGCGTTAACTCTGTGTTGAGCATTAATGAAATATAAGCGTAGGATGGTGTGCTATCGTCTTTAGACGTAATATTTAATCCTGTAGATGCCATTTCAAAGAACGCTTCTTTATCTGCTGTACCTATTTCACAAAAACCTTGTCTATTAAATACTCCTGTAATACCAGTTTTAGGAATAACACCATTTAATTCCAAAGAATATCCTGCTAAAGGTTGCCCTGCTGTTAATTCAAATATTTCAAATGGTAGAATAACATTATATTGACCTCTTACCTCATCTAATGCTACTCCTGTCTTGTAGTCTTGACTAACAAACTGCATCATTATACAAGATCCACCGTCTACATCATCAGAAACTTTTAAATCGTAATCTTGACCAAAACTGTGTTTGATGTAAATTTCAACATTTTTAACGGTAAAATCTACCTCGAAAACTGAAAAGAAGTCTAAATAATACAGCTTTTCATTGGCAAGATATGATCTTGTTCGACTAATAGTTTCGCCATAACTACCTAATATCGTTGCTTTTGTCGTTACATCTCTAAGTCCTATTTCAATAAATCCTTCCCTTGGTGCAAAACCTTGAAAAGCCATTCTTCCGTAAGATACAAGAGGAACTTTAGGAAAACCAGTATATATCCCTACAGGTCTTTTTATTTGTATTTCATCACCAGTTAATGCTAAATCATTACCCTCATACACCTCTTTAGTAAAATGCTCAATGTCTGCGTGATAAGATGTTCCGTCAAAGTCTTTAAGATAAGTTATTGCTCTACCTTTTAAAAATATTCCTTCCGGCTTTCTAAAATCAAATACATCATCTACAGATAGTTCACCACGTTGTTCTGGATCATTGAACGTAAATCTTAATGGGTATTCTACTTCTAAACTATTAATTAACTTTTCTTGACCACCATTCTGCATCATTGCTATTTGCGTTGTAATTTCAGCCGTATTTGCATCTCCAGCGGCTATGTCTACTATACCTTTCATAAATTTAATCTTTTTAATTTTGTTTATAGTGTCGTTTGTGCCTTGTACTGAAATATGAGGCACTACTGTAACTTTGTTAAGTTCTGATGGTTGTTGTGTAACATCTGCATTAATAAAGTCTATATCAGTTATATTTTGGAAAGTTTGTATATCGTTTCCTATAGACAATGTAGGAGGTGTAACAGGAACATTACTAAATAAATCAAAAGTAATATTAGCGTTTGAGATCACTTCTACTGTTTTTGATATATAGTACACAAACACAGTACCACCTTCGGTACGTTCCATTCTGTTGAATACGCCAGTTGCTCCATTTAGCTTTACACCTGTTATTAATAAGTCATATATTTTGGATATTTTTACAATAACATATGCTGGTGGTCGCAACACCTCAATTATCTCGCCATTACCAGATAATCTCATGTAACTAAATATCCAGCTTTTGTCGCTTTCTTCCGGTATTGCTCCGCTATTTGAAGTGCCATATGCTATCCAATCTCTAACAAATCTGTTCTGTTCTAACTCGTAAAAAGTATGCAATTTAGTTGCAAATTCTGAATTTATTTCAGCAAACGTATGAAGTTTAGTTGCAAATTGTGTTGCTATTTCATCATAAGTTAATCCACCATTATCAACTGTTCCTATAAACTCAAATTTTATATTTATTCCAACTGCTACATTAAATGTTCCTTTAGTTATATAAACAATTTCTCTCATATTTCCAAGTAAATAATCGTACTTTTCTACAGGTGCAACTACATTATTAATTAATAAATTTTCAATTACTTTTTCCGCAATATATGGCAATGTTACAATAATGTGTTGTGGTGTTGTGATTAATGTGTTTGTATAAGAGAGATCTTTACCTAAAAGGTTTCTTGCGATTACCCACCCATTATTTAATGGAAGCGTATTGTTGACAGATAAACCATAAGCAAACGTCATTTGCTCAAATCCGCTTTGCATTAATTCATCGTAACTGTGTAACTTACCTACTAGCTGTGATTCTATCGCATTTACAGTTGTTTTTGTAGCAAGCTGGTCTAAAACCTTAGAATCAGTTACTTTTTCAGCTAATTTGTCTAAGTCCACACTTGCCATATCTTGTTGTAACAGTCCTGCATCTTCGCCTTTTCTTAGCATATTAGTATTAGATACATCACTTAAATCTACATTAGCTTTACTTGATATATCAACACCTGCTGGCAAATTTTTAATTGCTGATGCATCTATTCGCTCGTTTCCTACTAAACCATTTAATGCTGTTGCTATTACTGACGCAGCGGGAACTTCTGGCTTTACTATAAATTCCAAACCGCTACTATCTGATTTAACTGCCACAACTCTATTCGCTGCCCCTGTGTAATTGCTTGGTGTGTCTGTTAATGCGGTAAATGTTGAAGATCCGCCTGTTCCTTCACCGACTAAAGCAATTCCTTTGCTATTTATTTTTTGACGATCTACAGCTAAATATGGTACTCCTGCAAGACCTTTAATAGTAACAGGTGTTTTGATGTTGAATCTTAAATGGTAAACAGTTAATGCCGATAAGGGAAGTTTACCTAACAAAACATCTTGCACTCCACTTTGTAAGTTTAATCCACCTGTTCCGTTTTTCCAAGCAACTTCATTTGGAATGTATTTAATCGGTAAGTTTGTATCTAATGAAACGACTTCAATTATTAAATTAGTTACAGGATTTGTGAAATTGAAATATAAAGCATTTACTTGACTGTCAGTAGTTGGTATATGATCAAAGGTGCTAATTGTAATATCTTGCGAATTATCTGCATGAATTACAACATTCTTTTCTTCTGCAAGTCTTTCCCAGTATACTGGTCTTGTAGTTCCTTGCTTTGAAATCTCATAATCAACAAATATATAATCCTTATTTAATGTATTTGAATGATATTGAGTCCAACCACCATTTTCTGATATTGTAATTGCAGGGCCTACATCAATACTAGCAGCAGGAAACCTTCCGTCTTTAGGAAAGAATATTTTATCTTGCTCGTTGATAATTCCAGTTCCTTCAAGTCCGCCATTTGACTTCTTGGCGAGTATCTCTCCAACTCCTGCACTTGCAATTCCTGAATCAATCTTATCCACGCTAGAAAGAGCAACGTTGATCTCTGTTGCGCTTTTATTGATAGAGTTAGACTTTCCTATGGCTTGGTCTATTTGCGGTCCTGTAAATTGAGATATATAATCTGCCATTGTTTTACCTCCCCTCTAGTTTTATATATAAAAAAAAGCAACGCGAAAAGTTTTTATACTCTCCGTGTTGCCTTTTTGTTAGTTGCAGTAGCTACTTGCAACGATATTGTTTTAATATCCTAGCTAAATTATACAACTTTAAATATTATTAATCAATATTTTTTATAAAATATCTTCTGTAAACCTTATATCTCCCAACAACGTTTCCTGTCTTGTGTGAATTATTTTTTATATATTTTTCTGCATCTTCTTTAGTTTCAAAAAATTTATGATCAAATAAACCGTCAGGATAATTATCAAAAGTTTGTTGTCCAATTACTTCAAATTTCATTATTTTAATTCCTCCATATAAATTTAATTCTATTTTTGCGGTTTGGCAAGTGGTTATTTTAGTAACTCTTTTAATTGTTTTTCCATAACATAAACTATTCCTGTTTGTTTTTCTTTATTATCTTCGCTAAATTGAACAATAAATATTCTTCCGCTTTCAAATTTTTTATAAATTGTATCAACACATTCATCGTTATAATTATTTAATTGCTTGTATCCCATATTAATAAATTCTTTCTTTTTCATTTTTTTTACTCCTTTACACTAAATTTAACACCATTTACAACTTTAAATTCTGAAATTACTTTTTCGATTGTAATTTTACCGTCTTTAATTTGAGTATGTACTCTGTCGCCTGCTTTCCATCCTAGTTCTTTACATTCTGCTGATAACCTAATTGATGGTGATGACCCCCAAATATTAATTACTTTGCTAATAATAACCATCTCCTTAACATTTTATATTTATAATTATATACTATTGCACGATATTGTCAATGGCTAAAAAATAAAGAGCAGTTGCTACCCTGCTCCGTTTCTCCGTTATATAATTAGTGGCTAGTTGATAGACGGAGGGCTATCATTCATCTTGTTAGCTAAACAAAACTATCTAGCCACTCCGTAATTATATCATACTATTTACTTGGTGTCTTCTGAAACTTCTTCAACATCATTTACAGTTTTTAGAAAGGAAATTTCCTTCTTATCATCGGTTTGGTATTTTCCATTTCTAAATTCAATCATTTTACCTTCATTGTAAACTGTAAATCCTAGATATTTGCTTTTAAATTTCACTTAATTTCCTCCTAGGTTGTTTTAAGGTTCTTAATTCTTGCGTGGGCCTCTTCTTGGTTGAACTCCAAGGTATACTCGCCAATGATTTGACCTTTCATGTTATCGCCTGTCTTTCCAAGGTACTCATGGCTAAATGTGCGACCAGTTAAAGGTTTAATCTTAATTCTATTGGTATCAAGTACCATAGCTTCGTCAGGCTTAAAGTTAATGTTAGGAATAATGTTAAGCGTTCCGTAATTGGTGGTGATAGAAGTAATATTACGGCCTGTACCGTTTGCATCGTTGGTAGTGCGTACAAGGTCTTTGTCTAGCTTGGTAATCTTGGTGTTTTGGATTGCGGAACACATTAATACATGATTAGTTGCATCTTTCATGCCACCGTTTTTGTAAATCTTGTACATTTCATTATTAATCATATCCCATGTCAAATCTGCTGCGCTTGCATCGGTCACGTTGGTAATGATGGAATTTCTAAAACCGCCCATCATTCGGCGATCACCAGATTGGAATTTAATGCCGTTAACTACTGCATTTTCTAGTTCTAATGCCAAACGATCTTGAACTTTCATGCGTTCATACATATATAAATCATCAATGGCGTACTGGCTAACTGCTTGTGCTGTTCCGCTAATCTTTACGGTATCGTCGAAAATTTGAGTGTAGTTATCTTTGTTTACTCTTGCTTTGTATTTGCTATCACGGGCATCCGCACCCTCGTCCTGTAAGTTGAACATAATTTCTACTAATGCGTTATCCAATGCGCTTGCAGCGGTTGTTCCACCATATCCCCTTGAAACAGTTAGGGTATTAGTTGCAACACCTGTAACAAGCAATAATTCTTCACCAATACGGATTACTTGGTCAGTTCTGAAAAGATCACCAGTGTCGACTACTACGCTTGTAGCAACGTTTGTTAATGCACCATTAAGTTGGTCATTCATTGAATTAAGTCTATCTTCGATCCATCCATAAGCTGTCTGCGTTACTGGAGTTGAAAAACCAATTAATGATAACACTGGAATTTGATAAGGATTCAGCAATAATAATTCGTCACTAATATCCTCTTTCTTGCCTACGATTAATCTGCTTTGAATTTGTCCCATTTATAAATCACTCCTATTCGTTTTCGTTTGTTCCTTGTTTTGCTTTCATGTAGGCCATTCTATCGTCAGGTTTACCGCTTTTTGCTTTATCGGCTAACGCCTGAAGGTTTGCGTTTTGCACGTTGCCATTTCCACCATTAAGCCCAGTTCCGATTGTTACAGGTTTGCCAAACATGTCAGGCTTTGATTTGTAGATGGATTCCACAATATCATCAATACCGTTATATGTACCATCGCTGTTGGACGTAATTTTATCAATGTTTTTTGATACATGCCATTCCAGTTCTTCCATATAATCATTTTTGGGGTGCTTTGAAAAAATCTTCTCCATCGCTTTAAACTTTTTAAGATTATTTGTTTCGCGTTGTTGCCACTCTGTTTCCTTGGCGGTTAGTGTCTCGCCAAATTCTTTTTGAGTTGCAGCTACTTTTACTTGATATTCTTTTAATTGCTTCTGTAATTCGGGATGCTGATCTGCAAGTTTCTTCATACTTTCAATGGAATTGTTATTATCAGTCAAGGCCGTATTAAGCGTGTCGACCTGCTCTTTTAGTTCCTTCTTCTGATTATTAACTTCTTCCATCTTTGAGTTAAATTTTTCGATTGGCATTGCCTTTCCCTTATCGAAAATGTCAACTGCTTTCAGTTTGTTTGCAATTTCAGCACTATATAATTCACCTAGAATTTCTTTTAAATCCATGTTTAACCCCTTTCTATTAGCCTTTTTAAAGTGGTTGGCTCCACCTAATAGATTAATTATATTATAGCATAAAAGAAAAAAGAGTGCGTTAACACTCTTTAATATGTTTATTTTAATAAGTTTTTATTTTCGTGAATGTTCCCTATTACAGTTAATGACATATTATTATTATATTCGCATTTATCATATTGCCATAACGGAAATACCATCCCCTCTGCCAATACACCACCTTTAATTATCTTGCATCCCCACTGGTAATGGTTGGATCGAACTATTTCAATAATATTTCCATTATCATCTTTACAAATATCACCTTGATAAATATCTTTCAATCCTGTAAATTGCCCAACTGTTTCTTTTTTAACTTCATAACTTCTACATTCACATATTTCTGAATTATATTTACCTATATATTTTACTATTCTAGTTTGTACATTATCGCTAATTAAATAACCGTATTCGAATTCGTTATTATCTAATCTTTGACCTCTAAACATTATCTCTATCATATTAAAAACCTCCATATATTTTTATAATATTTCAATTACATCATTACTGTAACACACTTTAGCCTTAATACTACCCATCATAACAGCGCCATATTCATTCTTGGCACGATACGTCATAAATACGATTATATCATCACCTTGCTTACTGTAGCGAGTTTCAACGTGTTCGAAACTCTTAGGATCATTTAGTCTTGGCTTGATAAGTTGCACTAGTTTAATGTGCCGGCCGTCAAGTTTGCTAAATTGGCTTTCAATCCATCCATCATGCTTGCTGAATTGTGTTTCTGTTTTAATTTCTGCGCTTTCATTCGATCCGAATATTACGAAATATCCAAATGCTGTTAATAATAGTAATGGCATGCTTACGATTGCTATAAACATATAACCTCTTAATTTGTTTTTTAGTGTTGATTGATTGTTCATCTTAAATTCCTCCAACGACAATCAGTTTATAGATAATCTTTGCTATTTGTTCTATTGACCGCTCGTGAAACCTAATATACATAGTGTTAGCAAATTTGTTTTCTGGTGTGTCCAATACCTCACTGGCTGTAAAATATTCATCCCTATGGACTAAATGCAGCATTTCATGAATTAATGCCAGTTCTTTTTCCACATCGCTTAATGATCTGCTTATTTTTATTACCGCCCTATTATCATTGTATAACATTCTTGCATGTCCATCACAGTCTAAACATTCTTCCTCAATCAATTGAATCTGCCAATTTTGTACATTTAATATCTTTTTATATTTTTCTAATTTATTTTGTAACATTTTACACTCTCCTATTTTAACTTAAGTATTTAGCTGCCCATTCATCAAAGTTTACATCTGCTTGAATGTATTCTGTTTTTCCTGTTTCTAAATCTTTCGCTATACGTTTTCCTATGAAGTCATTAAAGTATGCAACTGTTGTCGATCTGCAATTCGGGTGCTTTGGTGGAGCATTAAGTCCTGCCATCATATCAACAACTTTAAATACTCGCAAATCGAATTCCTGGCACACAGTACTAGTCCTATCATCCAATGTAGCAACATACTGATATTCGTCAATCCCTGTTTCTTTGTATGTTGCCTTATCGCTCGCAGTCATAACCGCTGCTGTTTCCGTCCTAATTAACCGTGTAGCGTTTTTAACTGATATGTTTAACACTTTAGCCAACGAACTACTCATTTGTTGTACAGAGTCACCACGAATTAATCCACTGGTGATTTCTTGCTTTAGTTTAGTTACCAATTTTAATTTATTGTCATATATTCTATCCGAAAAACTGGCTCCACTCCAAGGATAACTTATTGCCTGCTTAATGGCCTGTTCATTGACTCCTGCCATACTTTTATAAATATTCGTACCATTCGCAAAGTCATATAATCCTTGAATGTTATTACTTTTGTATGTTTCTACTAAATGTTTAGTCAGATTTGATTCCTGCTTGACAAACAAATCGTCAATTTTTGGCTTTAAATCTGTCATTAGCGTTACTACTCTGTTTTGTGAGTATGTTAACGTTTTACCTTGCTCAATTTTACCGTAAAATGTATACAACTCTTTTTCTAATTCCGATTGAACTTTTAGATATTCTTTAATAGTTCGCTTTTCTAGATTGTCGGTATCGGTCCAGTATTTCGATGTGCGTTTTTTATTGCGCTTAATCCAGTAATCTTGGTCAGGTATGGTTATTTCTGTTTCTTGGTTGTTGATTATTGCTGTTATTATCATTGTTTCTCCTTGTAATTTTTACATATAATGCAAGGTGTTTTAATTAAAAACTCACACTGTTTATCTACCATATGTTTACATGGGTGGTCTTTATTGAAATTGATTAATTCTTTTTTATTCATTATTTTTCCTCCAAGTTAACAAAATCATACATGTTACACAATAAAGCAATTTTACAAATTAACAACGGTAAATGTTTTCCCTCTATTTCTTCTATATCGTCCATATACTCCGTAGAATATGCTGAGACATTATAGATTTCATTGTCCATAGCAATTGTTAAGTATATGCCGTTTTTGCGTAGTAGTTCTACTAAAATCCACGCTTTATCAATCCTTATGCTGTATTCTGTCATCCCCCAAAATAATAGTTTATCTTTATCTCCATTAAAATTGTTAAAATCATCACCGCTAGGAATAAATGAATTTCCTGCTAATATTTTTTTAATTGCACCATCGTACCATTTATAATCTATCCATTTCCAGTTAAAAATTTTTTCTGAAATAGTTGCATCCATTTCAGCACCTTCGACCATTTCTAATATTTCTTGCCTGTTCATCATTTACTCACCCTCTCAATAATAATCCTACCATCCTCAACACAAGTATAAACCGTATCACCTTCTTTTAATTTTAATTCTTTTAGTTGCTCGGTTAGTCTTAGGATTAGCGAGTTGGCACATTTTCCTATTTTTAGGTATTTTTGATTTGATTTCATGTGTTATCACCTGCCCATTGCATCGCCATTGCTTTTGCTATTCCCTGGAATGTTTTACTTCTTAATTTTGCACGTTCTGCTGATGGAAATTTCATTGTATCCATATGCCACTTACTATCGGTACCTTTGCCGTTTTTATAAACTATAATATTTGGTTCTACGTGGTTTTTAACATCGTGCTTTAATGGTTCTAATCCTTTTATCCATAAGCAAGTTGATTTTCTTTCTGCATCCCCAAAATAGTAAGGGTGTATTATTTGATTTGGTTTTCTCCAAGCGGTTGACATGTGACCTATTGGATTTTCTATCGCAATACGTTCACAATCAGTGTTTGCAAACAACATAAAGAATTTTACTGCATCTTCTCTATCTTTATATCGTTGTATTGCCTTTTCTCCATATCTTTCAATATTGAACCACCTATTACCTGTTACCGTTAAGTAAGTACATGGAGGAAAAGCAATAATCATATCCCAATGTTCTTTTAACAATTCCGTTACGTCTTGTTGCAAGTGCCATTCTTCATGTCCCCCACTACATGGTTCAATGTCACAGCTATACGCTTCGTGTCCTAACTTTCTTAGTTCTATAGTTACCGCTTGGCTTTCCTCACATGCTACAAGTATTTTCATAAATTAACACCTGACTTTTTCAATATCTTAAAAATTCTTTCCAATTGGTCTTTTAAATTTAATCCTAAATCTCCGGAGATTTCAGTTTCATCCTTTATGCTTAAATAATCTTGATACTCAATCCTAATATCATAAGCTAATTTGTTCAATGCTTCTGTTTTCTTCCTTTCTGTGTATGAATCCATCATTTTTAACAAATCGTTACATGATTTACATTCTTTTTCCATTTAAAGCACTCCTTAATATTTAACTCATAACTTATTATAACATATCCATACATATCCGTCAACAACAAATAAAAAGAATGGTTTTACCCATTCAATCTATTAATTATACTAATGCAGTTTGCTTTTCCTTCATAGCTAAATTAAATTGCTCCATCTGCTTTTCTTCTTGTGCTTTCATACGTTCATCTTCCATTCTGGGATCATCTACATAAGGGTGCTTCGCTATAATCGTTTCATCGCTAATTAATCCTTTGGACTTGGCTAGTGACTCAATAATTTCAGCTTCATTTGTAATCATATTTTTACTGAATGTAAACTTAATTTCTTTATAATTGATACTTGCACCGAACTTTCGGTTATAGTCCTCTACAATAAACCACATGAATTCATATAATGCCTTGTGCATCTTTCTTATGCTCGCACTACATTTAAGGTCTAGTGCGCCATATAGCATTTTAAGAGCAATGCCAGTAATTGATGTTCCTATCTTTTCTGGATTGGTATCGACCCCTTGTCCTATCATAAAGATATTGTCTTTTAAGTTTTTCAATGCTGCCTGTCTTGCTTCTACTGGTATTTCTGATTTCAATACGTCAATATTTCCAGTCGGATCATCAATCTTAACAATGCCAGTACCTCTGAAACATGTTAGTATTTCATCGGCAGACGTTCCGCTATATCCCATTACCTTTACTAATATTTCCCTTACATCTGCCAACTGATTTACAAACTCCGACATAAGCAAGTCGTATGCATCAATAAACCCTTTAATATCCACTAAATCGCTTGATTCTTCGTCGTTGTTGAATAGTTGCACAAACGGAACTTTGCCCCATGCATAACCTTCCACAAAATCAGGAGCATTATCAATACTGTATGTCCAATGTGGTAACGCCCCCATAAATACAAAACCACCTGTTTGATCTTCTGTATAATACTTTACTTCTTTTTCGTTCCACCATTCTACCTTTTTTCGCACTACTAATTTATTGTTTTCGGTGGCGTTGAACGAATAATAACGGACAACTTCCTGCAATTCCTTTTTAAAATTGTCTTTATATACTGGAATTATTTCTTCGCTTGGTATGATTGCGTATTTTAATTCGCCGTCTTTGTCATAATAAAAGTTAACGTAGGACCTACCCTTCTTACGCGCTTCTTTTAGCCACATTACATTATTATCATCGTAATCAAACATTAAAATATCGTCTAGGTACTCTTTGAACTTATCATCATCATGAGCGTACGAAATACTATTTCCTGTCACATAATTTACGGCCTGATTAATTAGTAGTTTCAAAAAGTTATGGCTAATCCTGTGGTTGCTACGATTATTATTAGTTTTTGTTATCCCATCTGCAACATATTGTCTGAAATCTAAATTAAGTACATCATTTTTATTATTGAAATAGTTTTCTGCTTTTTTCATGAATGATTTACTGGTACTGATTATGTCATTATCTATTAATTGTTTAATTATTGCACTGTCGGTTATTCCTTGCTCCGTTAGTGAGATTATATCTGTTATTGTTGGCATGTTTTCACCTCATCGCAATACAATAACCATCCTAGTTTTTTAATCCCATTATCATCTCTGCATATATGGACAATAAAATCATCTTGTATATTTTCATCTTGTATCCACTTTATAATCTCATCTGCATTATCAAATTTATAAAGTTTTCCCGTTACCCATTCCGACTTCCAACCGCTTTCTTCCGTTTCGTCACTACGCTGATTTTCATGTTTATATTCAGTAAATTCTTTCATGTTTTCACCCCTTTTGATAATTATAGCATAAAGAA